ACTAAAGTTTAAGAGATTGACCACAGTCTCAAACTCTTCAAGCATTAGCTTTTTGATTTTTGCTGGTTGATCCAAATCATCAAGGATAAGTTTAACCGGAACACCGTCAGTGTCCGATACCACTGCTTCGTTAATGATGTCTTCGATCGCAGCATCGCATTCTGGTTGGAACGATGCATCACGATACTTCATGATTAGTTCTTTTTCGGTTTTGGCTGAAGATGCATCCATGTCTAGGTAGGAACCGAAGTATCCTCCAGCATTGATTACCTGACCAAGGCCGTCATCAGTCTCAGGTGGAACAAACGAAACTTTTTTCTTTTCGTCGGTTTCTTCCTGTCCTTTACGTTTTATTTCAAATCCAAATAGTTCAGCCATCTTTCACCTCTGTGTAGTAACACGGGGAGGATAGACCCTCCCCGCTATACTATTTATCGCTTAAGTTGTAGTGCCGGATTCCCAGTACTGAACTTGAAGCTCAACCGTGAATTCCTCGATTGCGTTTTCGTTATCGTATGATAGATCGATAGCCGAAACGTTTGTCGGGAATGTTCCACGGAAATCATAACGTTTAGTCACAACACCTGATTTGTCCAACTGCTCAACGATCATATCTGCTTGATAATCCGCTGGGTTAGTTAGACCAGTGTTGTTCTGATGTTGGTTAATACCATTCATCCAACGCTCAAATGCATTGCGCACTTCCATGTTTACGTCGTTGATGATAGTGATATTCCAAGGTTCAAACGTACGATCACCTGCAAATTGTACCTGACGACCACGGAATGGTACCGTGATAGGTGCAATGATTGATGCAGGTAACTGAGCAGCCTTACACATGAAGGATGTCAGCTCGACGTTGCCAGCCGCGTAACTAGGAAAGTTAACAGTGGCCTTGAAAAGGTTGGAACGTGCACCGCCACCTACGAGCTTTGACTTAAAGTCATCTACTCCTAAAATTGCCATCTCTTACTCTCCTTATTGTCCAACGACCTCGCTGAACTCTACACCAGTACGAGTGGCGATAAAGTTTAGCGTGATAAAGTTGATAGAACGAGCAGGCTTGACGAAGATATCTGCAACGAAGCGGTTGGAATCAATTACCTCACCAGTGTTATTTGTTTCGTCACAAACAACAGCGAAGTCCGTGATACCACGACGACCTTGAATATCCCTCAGGAACGGCTCGACCAAATTCCTGAATTGAGCTCTTGTGAACTCATCGTTAAACTCAAACAACTGAAACTTAGCAGCGGTTGAGATTGCCTTCTCCATAGTAATAAACAGTCTGCGAACGTTAATACGATCGAATGCAGAAGGTTTACTCTGTGCAGTTTTGTCACCGTAAAGAACGATTCCTTGTCCTGGGAACGAAGCGATAGGATTCACTCGAGCCTTGTACAAAGTATCTCTTTCGGCTTGTGTTGGGTTAAACTTCAACTTAGTTACACCGCGAATTACTCCACGTGTGAAACCAGCAGGGGAGAACCATGCATCTGCGACACCATCAGTATAGGCACAAAGACCTGCAGTGTTACCTGCGTTACCGATCCAACGATATGCATCGTTGTACTTGTCGTAGACATAAATGACTCCTGAATCAAGTACACCGTAGGACGATGAATTGATAGAGTCTGCCCATGTTTTTGTTGCTGCTGCATCTGCAGTAGCGATTGGTGGTGATACGAACGCGACGCAATCCTTTCTTGCGGCCGCGACTGCGATGATAGTATTAGCATCAGTTGAGCTTACCGCTCCACCAATGATAAGGTTAACATCCAAAGTTTCTGAATCACCGAATGCGCTTGAGTAAAGTGCAGCTACACTGGATGGTGCAACATCAGTACCACCAGACAACGTAAACTCATCATCGTCAGTACCCGTTGCGCTTACTGCATCGGAACCAACCCATACCCATTTCGAGGTACGGTTAATTACGTCGTTGATATACTTGGATGATCCATCATCGTTTTTAGCTCCAGCCGTAACTGATAGATTAGCAAACTTTTCAAGAACAGTATTCGCTGAACCAGAAATGTCGCCATCCTCATCAAGTACGAGAACGTGTACTTCGCCAGCATCGGGTGCGATATCGAATTGGCCCTGCCAAGAGACAGAAGCTGCATCTGAATCAACGCCCCAAGAGGTATTCTTAATTACGACTACCTTTAGCGAGTTTCCAAGAGCTCCAGGATACTTAGCGATGAACTCGCCTGTACCTGTTAGTGTTAGCGAATCATAGTGGTCCTCATTCTTAACGAGAACGTTTGCGTCCCCAGAATCAGTACCGCTGTCCGCGTTAACTGCTGCGCCTAC